TACCCTATTGATTCTCATTAATATAACACTATTGAGAACACAATAAAAAAGGGGTTTATATTTATTAATAGTTTTTTAATTGATTTTTAATGTTTTTTTGGTATAAATTGCTACAAAACAGGTATAATCTCACTCTCCTTACATCCTTGTTGTTTAATACACTCCTCATAGTATGATGCATCCTCAATAGTATAGAATGTTGCTATCTGTTTTGAGTATGACTTCTTCTTTGGTTTCATATACACTACCTGATACTTGTACATCTTGTTTGTCATTCCAGTGTCTTAATACTCCTACTACAATAAACGAATTAGTGATGAGATAAGTCAGTACAATAATAGCACGAATGACAGCAACTGCATCACTCTCTCTATCACACTTAGATGCTTTCTCACCTAATGCCTTTGCGAATAATCTCCATACACTTCTTCTACGTTTCATTTCTCTGATTGTTTAAGTAATTGTACATCCTTCCATTGTGGTTGATACACTAACAAACACACATCTCTTGACTTATGCCCTGATTGATTAATGCAAATGGTAATGTACTTCTCACATACAAAATTAACAAAACCAACGTGATCCTTGTACTTAACATTTAATCCTTTATAGAAAGTACTCATACAAAGAACTGTTCTAATGGAGTTTGTTTGAGTGGCATTGCAGTATAAGCAGTTGTATTGTTTATATCCACCTGTTTACCAATGGTCTTGACATTAACTGGTGCATAGTATGTGCGCTTCTTTGGTTTATAAAATCCCCATACAGTTTTGGTACTATCACCAAGGTTATAATCAAACTGCTTATGACAGATGAGCATAATGCGAAGAGTACTGGCATTCCAATTCTCAAACTCATAACTATAATCCTTTGGTGCTTTATGTGGAAATTCAAGCATCAATAACCACCCTAAGAAGATTTGGATTCATACCTTGATTAATGTAATTTTGAAGATGTTGACTACAAACTTCTTTTGTCAATTGAACTTCATTCTCACTCATCAGTTCCCATCCTGTGGTTGCAAGTTCTTCAATACGATAAAGATTTTCCATTTGAATTACGTTGTAAAAGAATCAATAATACCGGACACATACTCATCCACAAGAGCAAACTTTTGTGCGCTCACTACATTAGGCATAATACGATCCACATACTGTTCATCATACTCCTTTTCTTGTGATAGAATGGCAAATGCTTCTGTATCATTCTCGGCAATCAGTGATACCACACCACCATACTCAGAGCATGGAAAAGGAACCCAGTAGTCTACAATATAAAGTGATTTCATTTCTTTGGTTAATTACTCCTTCATTTTAGATGATTGTGTGAGATTTGTCAACTGTCGATTCAGTTCTGCATGAATTGGTACGAGGAATGTGTTAAGATAGTGCTCGTACTCATTACCTTTGATGAGTTTGATAATACCCTCCACCTGTTGTAGTGCGAACAGGAGTTTAGTTCTTGTCTTCATAGGGATTCAATTTCATCTGCAAGACTCAGTAGATCATTCCTATCCAGTACAATCAACTCATTCTGGGCATTATAGCAAGTGACATTCTCTGATACAATACGCAGAATATCGGCAACCAGTTTGTTCTCAGTATCGGCACCACCATTGTTCCTGGACTGCCAGATGTATTCCATTACCTGTTGTGCTCGTTCTGACATCAGTTTCCCTCACCAATTTGATTGAGAACATTACGGGCAAAAGTCATAAAACTATAAGGACTTACACCATTATGCTCATAGAAATCCAGCACATCAGATTGATTGTAAGTATTCACAATCAGCAGGCAAGCATCATAAAGTGCTGCCTCGTGTTCTTCTTTGGAGGAGAATGAGATTGCGTTGTAGGAAGGAAGTGTCATCAGTCCTTTGTGTGTATGTAAGTATTATAGGGCATCAAGGGGCATCTGTGGAGTGCTCTTGTGCCAGTTCGTCAGGTGGCACACTTATTGATTTTGATTTGTTTTTTTATAATACGATTTTCGAGAAGATTCTCTTGCTTTTTCTATATTATTCTCTCTCCATTTCTTTTGATATTCTCGCATATATTCCTTCCTCCTTTCTCTATTATTTTTCTCATATTCACCTTTTTTCTCTTTATTGTTTTGATAGTATTCTGCATCATATATCTTTAATTTTTCTACATTGTTTTGTCTATAAAATTTGTAATATTCTTCTATGGTTTCAAAACAAATATCATATTTTTTTCTTCCATCTCCACCCAATGTCATATTATATCCACTCTTATATGTGTCATACTCATTAATATAATATACTTCCCTCTCATCTAATAACTCTAATTCATATTCATCAATTACACCATAAATGAAGTTTTCCCATCCATACTTATTGACAGCATTATAAAATTTGCAATATAATCTCTTACTATCAATTGAATGTCTGTATTTTCTAATTTCTTCTTGGATTGTTTGACCAATATATTTCTTACCTGTAGAAATACAGTGGTAGCAATAGATAATGCCCCTCATCTGCTCTTTAGTTACTGCATTGGTATTTATACAAGAAAAGGAGCAAAAATGCCCCCTTTCCCACCTTTAGAGATTGCAGTAACTTAAGGCATCTTTATTTATCCTTCACATGAATTCTGCCAAATAGTAGTCAACTGTAATTTCTAAACGACTCGCTTCTTTCTCAATCTCTTGTGCTTGAATCCTATGTGCTTCTGCTTTGTGATTCTCATACACCTTACGTCCTTCATAGTAAAGTTCTTCCGTCTCAAAGTGTTTCATAAAATCGTCAAATGCTGCAATAAATGATTGTAAGTCTTCGTTGTTCATACATTAAATCCAAATCCATTCACAGGAGGAGTCGGAGGTACTGGACGAACTTCATATGCAGGTTCCACATAGGTGGATTTAACTTCCTTGAACAATCCGTTCAGAATCTCATCACACACCGAATACTGATTACTATTGAGTGGTACACGATTCAGCTGATAATACCTGACGGCATTGTAGATAATCTTTTGTTGTTCCAGTGTAAAGTTCATTTGCAATTTGAATTTGTGGGATTTTCAGAACAGTAAAGTCTATGAACCTGTGCTTCTTGTTGTTGCCGTTGATGCTGATCTTTCTTTGAGGAATAAGACGTATACATCAACAGACAAATTGCAAGCAGATAGATGTGTGTGATCTTCATTTCAGCAAGCACCAGACAAAGGATTGCCCATCTGTGGAATCACATTAAAATCAATCACATCATAACCATATGCAATTCGATCATTGATTTCATCAAACATATCCTTCTTACGAAGAAACTTCTTTGAAGTGGTTTCGGTTCCCTTGAATGATACAATTCGCAGAAACCAATCAGACATCAAAGTACCATCCACAAACTTAACAGGATAGTAATCAACGACATTGTTGCTGGTGGTGGATTGAAGTTTCATTGGGTTTCCTTGATTACCTTGTTATTATAAGGGAAGAACGGCAGCGCTGCAAGACTTCTGTGACACTTTCTTAACTGGCACATTCAATTCTTCCATAATGATTTGTTGTGGTAGAAAGTTCCAGCAATAGTAACTACTACTGAACGTGATCTTATCATTTGATCTACCATCAGGACTGTGAAACTTCATTCTCTTATCAAACATCAGTAACTGTAAATCCTTGTTCTTAAACAATTGTTTCGGAGCACTGTCATTCAACCAGGTATTCGTCATAATAAGAGCAAATGGTTTGTTAAATGACAATGCACGTTCAAAGAACTTACGCTTGTTTGTGAATGGTGGATTGGATACAATTACATCCCAGTTATCAGGTTCATAGGTAAGAAAGTCCTGCCCATAACAAATATGAGTAAAAACTACCTCATTTTGTTGACTAATCTGTTTTACAAATTCACTATCAATCGTGTCAAATGGGCACCAAACCTTTGCATCTTTGGGAATATACTTTAAAATCGGATTCACACCATAAAAAGGTGTGTAACATTCATCATTATTCCCATCCGAATACATCAGTTTTCCACTGTCGATTGTCATACAATTTGAGTTCCGTACTTATAAATTTCAGTTTTACACAGATTAACAGAAAGACGAGGATCACGATGATTTCCTTTAATTTTACGTTCCCAATCTTTCTTGAGTTTAGGAAGTAGAATCATCAATACATCATTGCCAGTAAGTTTCCAGATTTCTACAACCTTTGCTCCTTCATAACGTCCAATGTAATGATTGGAATACTTACCAAGTTTCTCCTCAATCAAATAACGTTCTTGTTCTTCCCATCTATTTTCAACACTAATACCATTATACGTCCCATTGATGGATTTGGCAATAGTAGATTTATACTCAACTTCAACAAATTCAAATTTATTTTGATCCCATTCCCAAGCATCAGCACCAGAATAAGTATCTGCCACTTTATGTCCAAGAATACCTGCAAGATGTATCTCACGGGAACGAGCATAAGAGAATGGATCTCCCCAACCTTGTTGCTCGCAAAGTTGATACATATCCTCAAACAGTTGTTGAAACTTTTGTTCGGGAGTCATTGAATTTGTTTGATTACCTTGTTATTATAGTGCATTCAGCAGTCGATTGGGAAACCAGTGTGCCACTTGTGATACTGGCACAGGATTGATCTCACTCAAATACTTTTCATATAAGATCACTTCTTGTTTCCGTGCTTCTACTTCGTGTGGTTGATCCCAATACTCAATATCCTCTACATTGATAGAATTATAATACCTTTTACCACGTTTGGCACGAAGAGTTCCAGTCACCCATTGTTGGAGATGTACAAGTTCGTGAAGAAGAGTCTTAATATACAGTTCTTCATTCATCCAAGTGTCCAATTCAATCAGAAACTCACGAGGACGATATGCTTCACCCGTATAATCACAATAGCCATATGCTTGCTCACGTTTCAGTCCACGATGAACAATCTCAACATAGAGTTTATGCCGTGGTAGAAATTGATTCAGAAACCAAGTGGTAACATTCTCACAGACCCGTTTGCGATAACCATATCCACTAATTTCAATGATAGATTGCATGACCAGTGAAGAAACCAAATGAACGAAGAAATAAAAATCAGTTTGTCAGTCGTTGTCATCATTAGCACCCAAACAATAATGCACCGGCACCAGCACCAAGAGACTTCCAATAGTTGTTATTTGAATACCTCGAACTTGAAGTGCTGGAATATCCATTCCTACTGCGAGTAGAACTATAACTGTTATTATAACTGTATTTTTCTCCACCTGCAATAGCACCGGCAATACCTAAACCTAATAGTGCTCCTGCCTCTGGATTACATCCCCTACTATAACCTCCACCACCACAGGGAACTCTGGTGGTGGCAACACCACCCTGAACAAAGTTACCGTATTGATCATAGTATCCAGGAAAGTATACCTCACCCACACAACTTTGATATACATTCACTTGTTGTGACTGTACTGGTGTGGGAATTGAAAGAAATGCAAGTGGGATTAGTAGAAGAAGTTTTTTCATTGTGCAGGAGGAGGAAGTTTGGGTGCAGACATTTGTATTGTTTGTTTCTGTAAACTCAACATAGCACCATCAAGTGCCTGTGCAATTGGACCAAATCCAACTGTTGCGGCAATGATACCAAAGATAGTTCCAGCAATAAAATTAATCATCGTTGGTACAAATAACCACCTGCCCAGTCAGCATTCTCAAGCAACCATTCACGTTCTTCAATCAAACGAAGATCATAACGAACACCCTTGGCAGGAGACTTCCAACTGGCAGACTTATAAACCTCACCAGTCTTCTTATCCACAAAGGCATGAACAGAACGTGAATCACCACCATCAATCATCACTATTTTGTGATACTTGCTACCACTCTCAATCACATAATCAATGGAGCAATCACCAGATTTCAGTTCATCAATCCTCTGTTGATGATAATCAACTTGAGTACCACAAATTGCAATGCTACGTTGATGCCCACGAATGGCATAATCAGTGTAATTCTTTTTGAGTGCATCAATCAGCATGTAGCACCACTTGGTTACATTCAACTGAATGGTGTTACGAGCATCCTGTTGGGCAACGTAATCGGCAAAGGTGGCAGTCATTGGTGTTTTGCTTATGAGACTATTATAGGGCACACAGACGGTCCTGTGTGCCCCTGTGTGCCAGTTCAGAAACTGTCCTCCATGTACTTTTCTAATGGAGAAGAAATTGCATCTAATCTATTTTTAATGATTTGGCAATATTCATCAGATAATTCAACACCAACACAATCAAAGTCAAGTTCTTTTGCTGCAACCAAAGTCGTTCCACTACCAGCAAATGGATCATAAACTGTTCCACCCTTTGGAGTTACCAATTTAATCAAGTATTTCATCAAATCTAAATTCTTGACAGTTGGATGATCATTTTCTACAGTACGATTATGCGTTCTTTCTTTGACTGAACTTTTTGTAGAATAAAAGAAACGACTTGCTGTTCCAGAGTCACAATATGTTGTTTCTCCAATATATCCTCCACCACCAAAAACACCTCCACCATATTGTCTTCCTTGATAATCTTCTACCCCATAATTCCTACTCCACCCATTTCCCCTTTCTCCAAATTTAGAAAATTCTTCCTCAACTTCATCACTACCATCATGAAGTACATTACCAGGCCATCTTTTAGATTCAAGACGACATTCTTCTATATTAATTCCACCTACACCATGAACCTGACAATTTTTAACAATTGTTTTTTGATCAATTGGTTTTTGTGCCAGAAGAATTGGTTCGTAACAAGGTTTTAGACCAGTTCCCCACCCCTCCCAGTTTTTATCTTTTTTACCAATATTTTGACTTTTTGGCATTCCTTGTCCATATAACCACATCAAAACATCACGGATTATCAATCCAGAATCTTCAACAGAACAAACTAATCGATGAAAAGTTTTAGATGCTCCAAAAATTATAAGATATCCACCAGGTTTAAGAGATTTTGCTATAGATTTCCAAGTTTCTTCCTTAAAAGCAACACAACCTTTGTAAGTATCCCAAGAATTTCCCAAGTATTCAATTCCGTATGGAGGATCCGTAACTACGGAATCAAATTGGCACTCATTAGAATCAGAAAACTTTGTGCAATCATCATTATAAATTTTAACGGTACTCATTAAAAACCTCCTGTTTGTGTTTATGCTGGGTTTCTTTTAATTTCATATGAGAAAGAAATGCTTCTTTATCAATTTCTGATAATTTAATCATGATGTCCTTTTTATCATTGTTAAAATATTTATTTGAATCATATTCGGCAAAAAATTGCTTTTCCTTCAACATTATTTGACCAGTACCATAATTATAATTCACATAATCCAAATAGTCAAATAAATTGAACATATACTCTTTTGTTGTAAGATTATCTTTGGTTTTTCCAGATACATCAATAATTAAAATATAATAAGAATCTATTTCTTTAGAGTGATATTGTTTAACCAAACGATTGAATGAAACCATATTTGGTTGACCAGATCCCTTTTCATATCCCAATTTAATATTGATAAGATTTTTGATTGGATTTTTAACAAATATAAGATCTTCCATCTTTCTAGTTTGTTTGCCTGAACCTTTCTTTTTTATTGGAGCAAGAAATTGATCATTTTCCTCTATAAGTTTTTTCACCAAAAGTTCTTCAACAGCTTCTCCATAGGTGTGTCCTGGTTCTTTAACTGTTGGGTCAAATCCACATTCTTCTAGGCACTCGGAAATCAATTCTTTTGTTTTTGAGAGAATGTAATCTAAATCCGACTTAGAAATCATAACCAATGTTTAATACTCATTCATTATAGGACACTTAGACTCCTATGAGTTCTCATGTGTGCCAGTTCATGAACTGTCCTAGTCTTCGTATATTCTGCACTCACGTGCATGAGGATTGGCATCACAATACAGTTCTAATGTGGTGGGGTCGTGTGAGTCTTCAGGATGATTTGATTTATATGATTCCAGTGCTGCTAGTTCTTCTTCTATATGTCTTCTTGACTGAGATGATGTTGTTGGATCATTGAAAATCTCAATATCTTTTTGTATGTGTTGGTCTATGGTATCCATAAGACTTACTAAAATGTTATCCTATTTATTTAATAGTTAGTTGGTTTTGTTTGTACCGATACAGGATCACCTTTACCTTCAAGAGATCTCACCATAAGTTCGGTGAATTTCTCCATTTTTTCGGGTGAAACTGTGTGTGGATCGTAGTTAATTGCCATTCTAAGGGCATTTAACTCATTCCATTCTTCTGTTGTGAGATATTCTGTGCCTGTTCTGGATAAAGTCATTGTTCTCAAATGCGATTGTGTTGATTTTAACACTTATCTTCATTAGTATGTAGAAACTTAATATTCTCTTCTAAATTGCTCAATCTTTCGTAACACTCTCAAACTCAGTCCATAAGGCATTATGAACCGTCATAAGATCATCAATCCAAAAACCTTCGGGATAAATTCCAAGAGTATCCATCAACCCACGATGACTGGTTCCTTCTCTCTCTGCTTTACAAATAATATGACACAGAGCCTGAACTATATCATACTTATCTTGTGGGGACAGCATATAATACTTTCCTACTGATCGTTGAAGGGATTCTTCATGTTCTTTTTGAATTTTTTTACAAGCATCAGAATCCCACCATTGTTGAAGTGCTGTGCCAAGTTTATTTGGTTTGTTTGCTTCATTATCCATTAAAAAATGTCCCAAAGTCACCACTACTTCCTGGTCTACGTGATTCAAGTTTATCCAACATTTTATCAGTATCGATTACACTATCAATACGTGAAATCAAATCGGCAATTACACTGCAAACCATTGGTCGTTCTGTTCTTGCGGCAAATGCAAGTGAATTACGAAGTGATTCTTGTGCTTCTTTGAGTGATTCTTCTACTTGTGCCCCGAGTGCCATTTCAATTCTCCTTTTTAATCATTTTGAATGAACCATCACCTTGATCAATCCATTGAAGAGTATCTCCTTCTTTAAAATTTGCTGCTTCTAACAAATCATCTGGGAAAGTAATTACACAATCATCACCTTCTTCTTCAACAGGAAGAACCCAACTCTTTACTTTGTCTTTTGCTTCGGCAGCATCACACATTTCATCAATTTCTTCATCCGTATATTGCCAGAAATCACTCCAAGATTTCTTACATTCTGGTGAACTATCATCTTTATCACAAGTCAAATGTCCCTTACCATTACCATTCAGAAGACCAAGAAGTTCATATGCTTCTGATGCTGATTTCTTGTAGGTATAATAGTTATCTTCAACAACACCTCTAATGGTATCATAGATTTCTTGTGGTGTTGCATCGGTACTCATTGCATCGTACAGAAAGTTCTCAACTTGTCCAAGTGCGTATTTTTTGTAGTCAGTCACGATTTTGAAGTTCCTCGTTGATTGCTTGTTTGATTATAACCTGGATTTCAGCAGATGTCAACCCATTCAACCATTTCCAGTTTGGGTCTTCTTTATCCCAATCCATTTGGAAACTTCCGTCAGGTTGTTCTACAATTTTGAGAGTATCAATCTCTTGGTTTTGGTTTGTTGCACTCATTACAATAATATGAAAAGTTTGATTTAAAGTATTTTACCACCTGATAATGCTCTTTGTCTAGTGGTTTCTCTTCACCACATTTAGAGCACTTTCGTAGTCCCGATTCCTGAGTTTCCCCAGATACGACGTTCTTTCTTACGGAGTTTCTTAAGGTCCTTATACAACTCTTTAATCTGTTGGTACGCATCTTCTGGAGAAAGTTTTCCACTGATTTCAAGTCCTGCAATGAGGGCACATTTATCACCAAACCTTGCGAGTGCTCGTTCATAATCCGTTAATTTGTCATAAATCATTTTGTTTTCTTTTTTTATAGGGATTTAAGGGTAATCTTCCAAATTTCCATTCTTCACCAGGACATTCTACACTTCTTTTGTTAATTTGTCCATCATTCCACCATTTTGATTCTTTATTACTATTATGAATTCCTGGAAATGGTTTTCCTTTATGTACATTTCTTATTTTTTCTTTAGTTTCTTCTGTGTGCTTTTTACCAGTAAAAGTTCCAAAACATCCTTTTTTTGACTCACTAATTTTTCTTTTAGTTTCTTCTGAAAGAGTTTTTCCAATATTTGCATTTCTCATTTTTTCTTTAGTTTCAGGACTTGCTTTCCATCCAAATTTACCATCACCACCAATAGTCATATTATATCCACTATTGAAAGTATTATATTTTTCAATATAAAATTTTTCTTTTTCTTCAAGTAAATTTGGTTCTATTATTTCAATAATTCCATAAACAAAATTGCCCCATCCATATTTTCTAACAGCATTATAAAATTTTGTAAATTTTCCATTAGAAACATTATATTTGTGATCTTCCTTTCGTTTTCTCTCATATAAAGTTTTTCCAATATATTTTTTTCCTGTAGTAATACAATGATAGCAATAAATTATTCCTTCCATAAATGTACGAAAATCTTACCTTATTATTTATATGTAAGATTTTCATACATTATTTTACTGATCCCAGTTATTACTTTTAAGATTATAAACTACTGGATGAATATTGTCAATCTGTGCTTGTAATCTGTTCTCAACTTCATACAAACAGTTAGTGAGTTCTACATTCTCTTCTTCCAGTTTCAGAACTCTTGCTTCCAAATCAGCAATTCTATTCAGAAGACTATCATCAATATCTCCTACCTCATAACCACACAATAAATCATCAATCCATTTAAAAAACATTATAGTATCCCTATTTCTTTAAGGTATGCTCTGTATCTCATAAAACCACCAATACTTACTGGTCTATCTAGACTTGCACAGCACCTACAATATGAAACAAAATCAAACCAAGGTGCAGTAGGATC